ATAGATTTAGCGCCGATATCTTTTTTGTAAGATACAAACTGATCCATAACACCTTCAGCACCAGCTGCGATAATAAATTGTTGGTCATACTCTAGTACAATCGAGTCATCGACTGCAGCAGCATCAGACATGTTTAGTGTAAATGCCATTTAACTCTCCTTAGTTATAATTTGGATCTCTTCCATATTTTCTTCTGACTCTGTCCATTTCACTTTGAGTCGTACACATCTTTAGTTCAGATAAGTAATCGCTTGGCTTATCTTCCTTGTACCGGGGCATTGTTTGTTTCATTTCAGTTGTTGACTTAAACATCCATGCATTTTTCTTTTTAATCCTGTCGATCTCAGAAGCAACGTTTTTAAATGTAAGTCCCTCTTGATCGTATTCAAGATTGTCCATGTCAATTGCGTTTACAATTGCATCGACAGAATGTGCATCACCAGCATGTTTTGAAACCTCGAACTTAAGGTCTTTCATAACTGCTAGCTTTTGAGTATTGGCCAATGATGATTCTAGCTCAATGCTCCTAGAATTAGCTTTCTTAAGAAGTGCCTCCATATCGCCTTTCTGTGTTAGCGTTTGGTTTTCCTTCTCATCAACTTCACCCTTTAACTTGTTGTACTTGTCCTTGTTAGTCTTTGATTCAGTTAATAAACGTTCGTTTGTTGAACTCAATCGAGTAACAGTTTCTCTCAACTCGTTAAATTGCTCTAATGAAACTTGGTTTTCACCTTCTGTTGAATCACCTTCGTGGTTCTTTTGCTCAGTAGACATGTAATGTCCTCCATGAATGTACAGAGTTCTCCGTACGTTAATAATAGTATGTTTTTATCTATTGCGTCTAGTCGCCTTCTTGAAACTTGACTCTAATAGTAATTTAATCTTTTTAGTAATTGAACTATTAAATGTTTCTCTACCCTGCGGAAGCATTGCTCTTATAGTTTTTGAAGCGCCAGCACCTAATTTGTCGTGGTATTTAGCAATCTTAGAGCTGAAAAAGATCACAATGTTCTTTCCTGTGTCTCTTATTTTTAAAGATCTAAGCATTTTCCCTGTCACTGTTAAGTTTATGGGCCTTTCTTTTTTGCCGTAACTCTTTAGATATTTACTTGTTTTCATAGATTTCTTATAGGAATCAGAGTATCTCACATATCTACCAGCACCCTTAACAGGTGAAACCCCTCTTTTAATGCTGTCTGTAATTGCTTTTTTTAACACCGGTTTAACGGCTCTATTAAAGTTGGTCCTAGTGTTAGGGATTAGCTTTTTGAGAAACTTAGTCCTCTCAATTTTAAAACCCATCTTTAGCCTTCTCGATTAGCCGATCAATCTTATCCATTATCTCAGACCTAAACTTCCTGTTTCCTTTTGGGAGGTATTGCCTTTTAGGTAAAGTATCCCCAACGTTGTGGTTGAATGATTTCTTCTTCTGCAGAGAGTCCGTGATTTTTAACTGGACCCCATTGGCCGTATTTTTAGAGCCTAGGCTTGCATTCATGAGTTGAGTTAGCTGGAGATCTGGCTTTCCACCTTTACCTTTAGACTTTTTGAATTTCGCATAATCTTTTGAAAGGCCCTTAAATGCAGCACCATTAACGGGAGATTGAGCCTGATCTAAGTCCTCATCTACAAGCCTCAAGAGGGATTCTCCCACTAGCGTTTTAATCTTCGAGGCTTGTGTTTTGTTTAGACCTTTAAGCTCTTCAGATAGATCAATATTAACTTCTATCTTGCTCTTCTTGATCTGGCTCTTGAACTTGGCCATCATCGACTCCTAATGATAATCCAAACTGTTTAGCGTTTGCCAGCTTGTCTTCCTTAATTTCCTCAAGCATTTCTATTGCCTGGTCTTCACTTAAATTAGGGTTTAGCTCTTGGATAACAGTGTGCTCTTTAGCAGCGTTCAACTCTCTTTTAAGCTTAAATGCTGTGAGTATATCCATTTCTGACTGCAAAGGTTTAGGCTTCACATAATGGACTTCTAATTGGTCCTCTAGCTTGAATAGACCAGTACCATTGACCTCATCGAACTTCTTAATAATCTCAAATATACCCTGCTCAAACTCTTCATACCGCTGGGCGTTCTCTTCTCTTACTTCTGTGACATCTGCCATCGCAAGCATTCTATCAAACCCAGATGTGAAATTCTTTTCACTTCCGGCAAGAGATACACCGTCAAGGCCATGGTCTGCCATGATAGATGAGGCGTAGTCATAAACAACACCCTTAATGCCTTCGAGATCAGGGCTTGGGTTAATAAAATCAGCTTCAGTTGGAGGTGCTCCCTCTTCGGTAGATTGTGGCAATTCAAGTGAGACACTGTGCCCCGTGAATAATTGCTTAACCTCACTACCTGCAGGATATTTAATAGTAAGCATTCCAAGGGATGCTCTCGAGGCGCCGGTTAAGAGATCTGAATTTAATATATTGATCCACACTGACTCAAGTGGAAGTGAGTTTTCAACTGGCTTGTCTGGTACATCCCAATCTTGAGACAACCATTCAAAAGGCAGCTTCCCTAAAGGGTTTTTTAGATCAGGATTTTCAGGGTCTTCAACAAGCTTGAGCTCCGAGACCATTTTACCCTTTTCGTCTTTATGTGTTTTTACAATCCATGCAGCATGGAACTCTTTAGACCACATGGTGTAAGTTTTTGTCTCAACACCGGCGTCATTTGCTGACTCCATTATTTTTTGGTCTACACCATCATTCTTGTCACTAAATCCTGTGATATTCCCGTCCGGATAGGAAAGAATAACAGTTTCTAGCTCACCAGTATCTGGGTTTATGATCACGTCAAATAAGTATGGTGCAAGAATCTTTAGTTTGAACTCTGTTTTTATAATTGGATCATTCCAAACCCAGCCAAGATTGTATCTGTGCCTGTTAAATACCACATCCATTAGCTGGAATGACTTATCGAACTTCCCCTGGCCATAAACCATGTCTAAGTTTTCATTTGGCTCGTTTGAGATAGTTCTTATTGGTGGTTTTTTGTAAACCTTAGCTTTTTTATTGGTTACTTTGCCATGAATGTTCACATTGGAAACAATCATCTGTGCATGGGACTCTGGATACAGGTCTTTAAGAGAGTTTTCTACATAGTATCTCTGGTTTCCTGCATATATTTGGTAATTCTGCCACTCTCTCTTTTTCCTATCTACGTTTTCCTGGGATTCAATCTCACTTATTAGGGCCGAAACATCTGAAGGGTCGGTTATATTGAAACGAGGCATATATTAATCCTTTAATTTAGTGTCTTGCTTTTATAGTAACTGTTTTTGACTTGGTACGTCCATAGCACCTAACAACCCCATAGCCTGCTGCAGTAGTAACGTGTTGATATGGCTTACTGTCATCTTCCTGGTAGCTTGCGCCAGCTTTGAGCTCACATAAACGAAAGCCCTTATCAAGATTCACACACTCCTTGTAGATGAATAATCTGTGTTGACCCTCATCGTTTTCACAGTATGCATTTACCCTGTTATGCCTTTCCTTTATGGGTGGGTTTGCTGTTGGAATATCTATCTCAAACATTATTTTCTGGTTCTTTCTATTTTTGTTGTTGGAGAAAAAGTTTTTTATGATCTCATAATTAGTATGTTCTGAATTAGTTGACCTTGCCTTCCCCGTGGCATCACCTTGAACCTTATACACAGTATCGTAATCCAAGAAACCTAACCCCAAGAGTTCTTTGCAACTCTCTTCCGTTCTCATTGATTCAATAACTATTTCGTTAAAGAAATGAAACTGCCCTTTAATGAATTGAAACAGACACAAAGAAAGGGGCTTCCCTACACCAATATTAAAGTCCCATGAGATGTAAATAGGATATTTAGCATTAACCCGATAACTGTAATCTCTATAGTTGTATTCTCTTTTGTAGCATGAATATATTTTGCCAGTGCCATCTGAGACCCATCGACCTCTAAGTTTTCTTTCGGCCTCTATTGGAGAAAGATTTGCTTTCAGCCCTTCCAAATATGTCTTGGGTAGAAATGGATTATCTTCTGCATTTGAATAGTGAACTTTCCTAGAGGGGAATTTGCCATCATCTAAAATAAAATAGTTGTATGCCCAATGCGTTTCCTCGTCTGGGTTTGTTAGGTATAAAATCCAGTTCTCTTTAACGTTTGAGTTAATAGAATTTATTCTACCTACTCTTGAAAACAATTCTGGGTGTACTTTCTGACACTCTTCAGTATCATTTTCTGTCACCTCTTCCCATATAGCTGCCGAATAAGGGTGTGATCTAAGTTTTTTATATTTCTTATCTGCCCATGACCTTGATCTTATTTTAGCTCCGTTAATGTAATCAATTGAGGCTTTCTGTTTATTGTGCGTAAAGTGTACGCCTTCTCTCATCGTGTCTTTCATGCCGTCGATGACTATCTCTGACCCTTCCATGTGATCCACTAGCATTTCAATCATTGTTTCTTTGAGATCTGGCATGGCCTTTCTGAATAACCCAAACCGTGCATCTGAGAATTTAAGACAGTGGCTTACGGCCATATGAATTGCGAATATAGATTTAGCACTACCTACAGTTCCACTCATGAGCATTTCTAAAACGCCATTAACATCATAGTTATATGTTTTTCTCATGAAATAAATTAAGTCGTATTGCCATTGGATATCACGTGGATTGAATTCACTAAATACTGGGACATCTGCCATTAGGTTAGCTCACACTTGGTTACAAATGTTACTTGGTTTGATGCATCTGTTTTATTTTCTTCTTGCTTGTTGCCATACTCTCTGTGATATCTAGTCTGGAGTACTAATTGAATTGCCCGCCAGTCTACTTTTTTAGCGTCAAAATTATCTATTTTCTTAGTTGACCCTGATGCCATATACAATAAACGCTGCTCAAAAAACAACAACCCTTTTGATACACCCCGTCGTATACTGTCTCGAAATTCTTCATGCTCATCCATCCAACGATAGATTGTTGCCCTTCCTATGCCTAGATGTCCAGCGCACCCGTGTATAGAATGACCTTTAGCCAGAAACTCTTCTGCTTCTCCACAGTGATCTACACTATAATCGGTTGGCCGGCCCCGCGGCATTAGCAACTCCTCGGCATAGATTCTTCTTTCACTGCTTTTAACTCTTCATATGTAGCACCAGTGCTTTCAAGTTTAGCTTTTTTACCTGAGAATTTTTCAAAGCGCTCAATTACAACGTCACAGTAATGCTCGTCGAGCTCTAGCCCGTAGCATTTTCTTTTTGTTTTTTCACAGGCGATTAGAGTTGAGCCAGAGCCTAGAAATAAGTCTATAACATTGTAGTCCTTGCCCCACTTATTGATAAACCATTCGCAAATACCGACGGGCTTTTGAGTAGGGTGCACTCTTTTGCCGTCCTCAGGCTTCATCCCTGCCACGCCCTTATAGGTCACCCGTGCTATATCTCTTTTATGCTTAACCATAGACCAGCACAACTCAAAGTTTGATGCAAAACCGGCATCCATAAGAGAGTCATTGCCACCTGTCTTGTCCCAAACAACCCAAGATCCCCCAGAGGGCAAACTCCAGCAATAATAATCGGCGCCCCATAAAAACATCTCTTTAGGCGACAATATCTCGAATAAAAATGTAGGATCAAAATACTCAGAATCGCCGAGAACTTTATCGTAAGTGTTGCCACTTTTGATATTTCGCTTGGAGTTTTTAGATGGAAGGCATTTTGAATAGTCCGTGTCGAGGTCCATCCCATATGGCGGATCAGTAAAAACCATATCAGCTTTCTCACCCTGCATTAACCTCTCAACATCATCAATCATTGTACTATCGCCGCACATCACTCTATGATCACCAAGCAACCAAACATCACCTCTTTTAGTGACAGGATCATGCTTAACCCCAGGCACGTGGTCGTCTTTTTCAGATGGGGGTAAAATTTCTGCTTCTATATCTAAAAGCCCCATGTCAAAGTCAGGTATATCAATCTGGTTTTTCGCTTCACTCATATCAATTTCAGCTGTAAACTCTAGGTAACCATCTGCGTTAACTTTGGCATAATTAGAGTCACACTCAAGTAATTTAAGCTTTGCTTCTCCTATGTTCTCAGCTTCGATTCTACATGCTGGGATAGGGGGAATTACGTACCCCTCTTCTTCGAGCTTCCTCATGACCATGACTCTATGATGACCGTCTAAAATGAAGTTAGTGCCTTCGTTGGGCCATATAAAAATAGGGAATGAAAAACCTCTTTGTAGTATCCGAGATTTTAGCTTTTCATAATTTTCAGTTGATAGTGTCTTTAGATTGCCCTGCAGTAATGTAAATTCTTTTAGAGGGAGTTCAATCTCACCCTTGCAGGATATGCGTACTACTTTCAAGGAATTCTCCTAAGCTTGAGTTCTCAAGTGTGCTTAAATGTTAGTGGATTAGTTAGTGGAGCGTCAAGTTTTGTTAATCCTGGCTTCCGCTATAGTAAAAAACTCTTCTTCTCTCTCAACACCTACAAAGTTGAAACCGTTCCGTTTGCAGGCGATGCCAGTTGTTCCGCTGCCCATGAAAGGGTCGAGGCATGTACCGCCTGAGGGAGTAACTAGTTTTATAAGCCATTCCATGAGTTTGATTGGTTTGACAGTCGCGTGAAAATTACCCCTATCATCACACCCCGCATTTCTCTCGCTCTTTGAAGCTTTTGGGCAATACAAAAACGGTGCGTCTAATTCAGTTATTGGGAGGGCGTTGAAAAATCTTGAGGCTGAGCCTTGATCAGTTTTCCTTGGCGGAGCGAGGCTCTTGCCCTGGCTAGACATTTTCCATGATTTTGTGTTTTGAACACTGGGAAAATTCCCGCTAGTTCTTATCACACACTGCTCCAAAAATTCCTTCTCAACACTCTCACTCCCGTCATGGAGTAGGTTGGCGGGGTGACGGCCTTGGTCATTAGGAGTAAATACCTTTTGGTCTCTCTGGTCTTTCTGATAGATATTGCCCTGGTTCCCAGACTGCCCCTGAACTGTTTTTGATGCCTGCTTGTCCTGATTATTCTGGAACTCAACCCTACAAGCATCAATATTCATCGCACCCACGCCGTGCGCTTCAATGTTTTTGGTCATTGGTTTCAAGTGGGGTTTTTGAAATACGCCGATTGGCTCGACGCAGGGCTTCAGGCTTTGTAGTCCATATTTCCACCCCTGCCATTTTTCAAAGTCTAACCCTATAATTTCTTTCTGGCATTTTCCGCAAGCTTGTGTTCTGAGTTGCTTTGGAACAGCTCTAGATTTTCTATTCGATTGTCTCGCGGGTTGTGGTTTTTGTGATGTACTATCTCTGTTCTTTTCAGAGGCCTCTTTAAATGTCTCGCCATCATCAGCCTGTGTTCCAGGATGTAACCGTTCGCTTTTTTCATCTCCAGGTATTCTTTCGGGCATCTCACAAAGATCGGTCCTTTGTAGCTCCCCACGTCCTCCTTGTAGTACCTCCCTCCCTTCCACGCAGGGTTGTTTTTGCCCGCAAGTTTCGGGTTTGCACCTCTCAACCCTTTCGGTGGGTATGCTTTGTTCCGACATGCTCTGCTGCAAAATTTCCCTTTCTGTTTTTCCAGCTGGGACTTTCTCCGGTAGATTTGTGTCGGGCAAAGATCGCATGTCGTGTTTGGTTTTCTCATGGCAAGTACAGTACCTTTTTTCAAATTGTTTATAAAGATCCGTTGCTTTCGGAAATCCCTGGCCTTGCACCCACGCTATCATTGGGTGCACTATCATACCGAGATCCTCGATCTGTACAGCGAGCCTGTGAAAAGTTCTTGATGCACTCATGGCGATTAAATAACCACCAGGCTTAAGCACTCTAATGCATTCTTTCCATATACCGATAGGGGGTAGTGCCTTATCCCAGTTTTTCCCCATAAAGGAGATGCCATAAGGAGGGTCGGTTACAATTGAGTCTATTGAATTACTCTCAATATCTTTTAAAACGTTATAAGAATTTTCGTTATATAAATCTAATTTCATAGTGTATTAGAATAGTAGTTTATGGATCAAAAGAGCGTCAAGCCCCAGAATTAGGCTGTTTTCTGGGGGCTAGTTCTTTGTGTGTCGAATAACTGCGCATTTTTGTGCATATTTATTAACTCATGCACAAAAGTCTTTAGTTTTTAGGCATAAAAAAGCACCCGTTTCCAGGTGCCTTATCTTGCTTGATCTCTATTCAATCCCGTAAATAGTGGTCGGGTATAATATACTACTTCTTTTTCTTCTTTGGATATCTTAAATCTCTAGGTTTAGATTTCTTAGTGTTAGAGGGTTTATTTCTTCTCTTTTTGGCCATAATTCCGTCCGTGAATGTTGGTATAAATCTTGGAGTGAGGTTGAAATAGCCGCTACGGCCTTCATTCCCGACATTGACCGCCTCGTTGGGGCCTATTTCACTTAAAAGGTCAGCGGCTTCATTGTAAATTTCGTGATCATCGTCGGATCTAACCCATATGAATGATGGTCGCACATTTCCCTTCCTTGGGGGCCATCCGTGGCAGCTAAATTAATTTTATATTACTTAATCCAATGGCACAAAAAGATGGCAGTGAGTGTTACTTTTTATCAGGTAGACCCGCCTAAGCCACTGATTCTTTGTAGGAATTAATTACCGTGTCATTATAATATGTATCTACAAACGGAGGGTTTGAAATGAAAGATTCGGAATATAGGTGTAGTTGTTGCGACCAAATAAAAAACTCTGAAGAGTCAATATCAGTGGCATGGTCGGGCAACGAAGTTATGAGAGATGCTGCTGGGTACACGACTGTCGAGGTATGTATTGGTTGTTGTGATAAAATACGCGAGGCAGATGTGGTTGGGGTTTTGGATTATTTTAAGTACCTTGTAAACAAGTAATCAGCCGGCCCCGCGGGTTTCAGATAATAACTCAAACCCGCAGCCTTTCTTTTTAACCCACCTTAAAAGCCCAGGTCCATAGTGTTTCCAAAGACGTTTTTTAAGGTTAGCGACTGGCGTAGGATGGCCCTTGACGTCGATCCAGACCTTTTCATCACCCTCTTGTATCAAAAAATCTGCCCTCAAAAGTATCTTTGATCTAGTCATATAAACCTTAGGCTGTAATTCAAGTATCATGCCTGTGGGTTTCATCATTATGTAGTATTCGGCTTCTGCTTTGGAGTCGAAAATAATATTATCAACCATTGTTTTCTTGGCTGAATACTTATTTTTTTTGAACACTACCTGCACCTCTTGCATTCAACTGCAGGCTTTATGGTTTCGTAAATTCTCTGAGTTCTTCTCTCAATAAAATAATCACCACACCTACAGATCTTTATACCTCTAAGACCTTTGCTATATCGGCGTTTCAGCTCTTCCTGGTATAAATCTTTGTTCCGTTTAACCATGTGTTCTATATCAGCTTTTGATCTTCTAATTTGCTGGTACATCTCTCAACCTCTCAACTATATAATCCCCCAACTGCTTTAGTGCTTCTATAATATTAATTTTGACCCCCTCGCTATATAAATTTTACATTTATGCTTAACCACCCGCTATTTAGGTGTATGTTGTTTTTGCGGTGGCTTCAAGTAACCGCACGTATACACTTCAGGTGGTAGGCTTTGTAACCCTGCCACCGCTCTTTGCTTTTTCCCTATTAAACTTAGCATCAAACAATGCAAGCAATGCTAGCCTTTCAAATGAAACCATTGATAGACCTTTTCCTATATGTATTCTTAATGCTTTTTCACCATATACACCTATAAACCATTCTCGTGCCCATAGGCGCAGATTTCTTTCTACGTCGCCTTTGAACCTTGTTTTAAAATCCCTATAAGCAGTGTCGTATTTTCTATCTGACATCATTGCCATTCTTTGAGCGGCACTTTGTTTGCTTCTGCTTTTGGCTATTTGTTTTTCATTCATTTATTTTCTTACCCCGTGCTAGTCGTATTTATGGCTTTCGAGGTTGGTTGAGAACCCTCTTTTTTTCTCCAGGTTTTTTCTCAAGGTCGCTCTCGTCTTGTCGGCAATTGCATCAGCTCTGGCTATCAATAAGCTCAAATTAAGAACTTCGCATGCTGCCAAAATAATCTTGTCTGCCAAAAAGTCCAAGCTGTCACCAGGGCACTTTTGGTTTATATCCGAAAAGCTTTGGTCAAACCGCCATCCGCAAAAATCGCAAACAGGCCCTCTTAAGACCGCTCCTGCAATCTCTCGCTCCTCGCCTTCCCAAATTTCACTTTTACAGACGTTGCACTTACTTGCTTCCAAGCCGTATCGCCTTTTCAGAAGCAAGTTGGGACATCTTAAACCCGTTTTCCATCTCAGTTTTGGTTAGAAGGATTATTTGGGTTGCAAGCTTGTGGATAGTGTTGGCCCTGGCGATTGTAGTCGTGCCAGCTCTCAACCCGTTTATTTCATCGAACAAAGCATCCCTCAAGCCTATCGATGTTTTATCGATTTTAATCGTTTTCTTTTTTGTTGCGATCATTAAGCACCCCTATTAGGACTATCAAGTTTTTCTTTCTACCAAGAGCAATAGCAGTACTCCTGATAAACTCTGAATCATGTAAATCAAATAATGCTGGTTTGCTAAAAAGGGACAGTGTGAGGTCTTGGCTCTTAAGGTTTCTTATTGCACCTTTGCCATATATTGCTTCGAACCACTCTTGCGTCCACTTCAAAAGTTTATTATCAACATCTACGCCATTACACTTATCACTAAAACATTTATATGCAACTGAATATTTCTTGTTCTGCATTTCCAGGTCTGACTCGTAGCGTTTTTCTGCAGGATCCTTTTGGGTTTTACTTTTACACCTAGTGTTATACTCGGACTTAATCTCATTTAATTTGGGCATCCATGTTGAAGTTGTTCCGAAGTGATCAAGGACCTCTTTTAAAAGCCCTAGCTTTAGATCTGACAGCTTTTCGGCGTAGTAGTCTAGCCTTGTATCATCTGATCTCTTGGACCAAGCACGGGCCCAATTTGCTAGGACAGCTCTTAGATTCATACGTTCCTTGCCTTGCTCTGTGTCACCGTCTAGATTTATGACTGACCTGTTCCATTTGTTATTAAACTGCCTGTAATCACCGCTCATATGTCCTCTACTTCTGAATAAACCAGCTTTTTGTGGTCGAGTTGCTTTTTAATGTCTACAAGCACGCTCAGTTGGCGCCATGTCACAAACCCGTTTTCTTGGTAAAAATCTAGAAATTTAAATATCCATTCCTTGTCTCTGTTCGAGAGCCACTCTTTGTCATCCTGTAGCCCGTCCAGCAGTTTCTTGAAAATAACTTTTTGGTCATTCATTAAACATCTCCTTCACTTTTTGCCTTGCTCTTTGGTCGGCTTCTTTTGCAAATGCTACTCTGCTACGTCTTTCTATTTCTGCCTTCTCTCTGGCCATGCGCATTCCTATCAACTGGCTCTTGGTCATTGGCTTGGGCCCTTGCCGCTTCTTGGCCTTCTTTTTGTCTTTCTTTTTAAGCCTGTTCACTAGTTTCAAAGCCAATTTCTTGTACTCCTTAACCTCGAACCAGGATGGGGCGGTTTTAAGGCTGTGACCGATTCTAAGGTCTGTTTCGCACGTGTTGCTTTTACCTAGATTACAATCACGGCATAACACTTGTAGGTTCTTAATGTCCAACTCCAGCTCCGGGTAGCTGCTCCGTGGTTTTATGTGGTCTACATGTATCTGGACGGAGACGGCTGTAACACCACACGACATACACTTATGGCCGTAGAACTTTAAAACCTGCCACCTTACTTTTCTCCAAGCTTCTGTTTTGTAGAAGTCTGCCATGCGTTACCTCACTTTTGGATATAGGAGCCCTCAATTCTGCATAGAACAACTAAAGAGCTTTGAAGCCTTCTTACTATTCCGAACTGGTAGGATCCATTTATCAAGTATGCAGATTTCTGGGCTGAGTTACTGGCGTATAGGCCCCGGGATTTTAACCCTAATCCTTGTTCTTCAATTCGTTACTTCAGAAAACGTTTTACTAAGGTTAGACCGTTACACTGTTTAGCTGCCCCTGCTCCAAAAAGCCAGGTAGGGGTTCTACCGATACAGAAACTATGAATCACTTAGGTTATTAAATTTACATGAATATGCTCTTCATGGGAGTTTTCGAGTCCTCCAAACGTATTTTTTTTGGTTTACGGCAAAAAAGATAAACCCGTAAATTTGATTGATTGAGTATTTTAGAATACATTGGACTCAATCAAGTCAATTTATGCCTTGGGTGTTTCTTTCAATTATTCACTCAAGGCTTATCCATTAAATTATAGAAGTTGTTAAAAGTAAACCGAGACTACACTGTGCATTATGCTATTAAGTGATTAGTTTGGTTTAATATTATCAACTATGTTATTCCCTGGACATTAAAAGGCATACCTACCTCAAGGTAGAGGTGGGAGCCTTATTATTTATACTAATGATGTAGATATTACCTTATTAGAAAGTAATGGGTTTACTTTTTGGGGTTAAGTTTTTATGTTGGTTCCTAATTGTGGACGACATTCTTCAAGATTTTAAAAAGTAATATTTTTAAATACTACTCTGGCCCCCGGTAGATCATTGATGCGTCCACAACGTATAGGGGGCCTTTCTTGTAAGGGAGATATTTATGATTGAGGACTACTTGTTATTCTTATTTTGGTTGGAGTTTAAAGGTGCGCTCGATGGCTTTGAACAAGGGGTCCAGACTCGCAATTTTCGGGAATATCCAGGGACGGCAGACAGCCAGGACTTTGTCTTATGCGCTTTCCGGTGGGACAAAGCGCCCGGTGGGCCCTCTTACTGGCGGCCATTGAACACAGAGTGGCGGAGGCGGCATCATGACGATAAGTAATTCAGATTTTTCAGGGCTTAGCGACCACGAGACTAAGCAGGCGGCCATCCGTGAACAGATGGAAAGAGACGCAATGGAAGAGCTAATAGAAGATCTTAAGAAACAAAACACTGAGCTAGAGAATAAATTAGCGTGGTTTAAAAAGGAGTTGGAAAGTGTCAATTCATCAAAAACTAAGTGAAATACAAGCAAAGCTTAAGGCACCAAAGGCCGAGTATAATTCTTTTGGTAAATACAAATACAGAAGTGCTGAAAATGTTATGGCCGCTATAAAACCATTTCTAAATGGGCTTAGCCTTGTTTTAACAGATGAGATGGTAATGATTGGAGAAAGGTATTATCTGAAAGCCACAGCCGTCCTGACGGACAATGAAAGCACTGTTGTTAATTGTGCGTATGCAAGAGAGCCTTTGTTGCAAAAAGGAATGAATGACTCACAGATAACAGGTAGTGCCTCTAGTTATGCTAGAAAATATGCTCTTGGCGGTTTGTTTCTTTTAGATGACAACCCAGACCCTGACTCTCAAGATAACACCCAAGGCAAGGAACCAGCCCAACAAAACCACCAGCCCAACCACGGCAATAAATATATAGTCCCCTTCGGCAAAACAAAGGGCAAACACTTTGACACATTAGCGCCTGACGAGATGGGCAGTATGCTTACTTGGTGTAAGAGTAAAAATGAAGAAGGCAAATTTAACAAGCTTATCGCAGAGATAACTGAATACATGGGGCAGAAATGATAACTGAATTTTCAATAGCAATAAAACACAACATGCTTTCTATGGAACTTAAATCCGATGAGGAAACAATGCATAGAATAATGGGTGAGCTTATTAATAAGATAGCCTGTGAAAATATGAAGCCAGAGGGACCGGCGACTGAGCACGAGTTTGCGGGGTCAGATTTAAACTATGAGCTACAATAGAAGAGTTATGCTTGCGTCGAGACACAGGAGAGTCATGATTGATAGTGACGAAAACTACGATAACCGTGCGAGAATGCATTCGCTTTGGCGCTCTCAAGGGCTGAAGCCTAAAGAGGAAGAGGCTTTGGCGGAAACCTGGGATGAAAATGCTAGGACTATGGGCTCCCCTACTGGTAACATTGACCATGTATTAAAAGACATGGAGGTTACCAATGGTGGAAATGCTACTGGAAAGAATGGCAGACCTAGAAAACCAAATAGCGGAAAAGAAAAATCGAATAAGAACGATGAGGCACGATAGCATGACTTATAAGATAGAAGTTAAAAGAATTAAATCTTTAGAAAAAATGCATGGGTTGAATCAGTTTTTATATAGGCAGATAACACATAGTGAGACTTTGCATTGAAAGCAATTGTAAAACAAAGAAACATGGCGGATTGCGCAGTGGCCTGCCTAGCGATGGCTACCGGCGAGTCTTACGAGGCGATCTTTAGCAGCTTAAACACAGAGGCGAGGGAAAGCCTTGGTTTAGGCGAGGGGCTTTACTGGCGCGATGATTTAGAATTGCTTGACCTGTTAAAGTTCGAATACGAAAGCTATTATCCTGAACCAGGCGACGGTTGGTCTTCCACATGCAAAAGGGCGATATTGCAAGTTCCGTCTAAAAATTTTGAAAACAAAAAACATGCGCTTTTTTGGGACGGGGAATCCATTCTGGACCCATCGAACATGCTTACTTACGACACAGAAGAAGGGCTTGGCGCGTGCGACTTTGTCCTTAAAATTTGGATGCCGAATGAGAGACACACTAGAACATAAAATAGTTACTGATCACTTAGCCTTTATGGATATAAGAGAGTTTGACGAAATTGAAACTAAGAAAGTTATAGGCAACTATATAGTCACTATTAGAGTTGAAAAATTGGAGGGAACCAATGCAGGAAGTGAAGAAGAAGGATCTAGTTGAATTGGCCATGTATATGGTGTTTATGTTTGGGGTTTTGTATTTAACAGGTTGTAGCAATGTCGATACTAAAAAAGAAGCTGAAAGTGATACACCTCATGAACAGCCAGTTCCAGAGGACAACGGTACGCCTCCAGAAAAGAAGTACCCGTTTATCTATGATCTTAGAGCCACTCCTGATGTTAACATGCTGTGGCTTGCTGATGTTGCTTTTGTGGACCCTTCTTTGGATGTCGCAGTCATTGAGTCAATCAAAAAGTATACAGAAAAAGTTAGGGCCTATGTATCATGCGGTACTGCAGAGGAAAGCAGAGACAACTTCTCAGAGCTTGAACCCTACATTAAAAAAGAAAAAGACAGCAGGGGCAAGGAACATAAGGTAAAGCTTGAGGGTTATGACGAGTACATATTGGACCCTCAGCACAAAGATGAAATTGTCCCCATACTAGAAAAGAAATTTATTCTGGCCAAGTCCATAGGCCTCACCGGCGTCATTTGCGACAACGCAGAATTTTTAACGGGAGTAATGTTAAATGAACTCAAAGAAAGAGCTAATCTTTTGGCGCTTAGTTTCGGCTTTGTTAATGCTTTGTACATTGTGGACGCTGGTGAAGCATCCCCAGATTTTCACGTCGTAGAACAGTGCAACCAATACGGTGAATGCAACCTTGTAGATAAATTAGTTGAAAAAAATGTGCCTATTTTCCATTTAGAATATAAGAGCAAATATTGTTACCCCACCCCGGGGCATGAAACTGTTTTATATGGTGGTGACAGAGAACTTTACGCTGACAGATTTGAGAGGGTGTGTGAGTAACGCGATTAAACGGATCATTAAAACTTTGGCAGTGCTGTGGCTTTTCGCCTCGGTCCCATTGGTCTTTGTTTGGGCCGATGGTGAGCAGTGGGCTGGGTGGGTGTCCCTTGGCCCCATGGTCGCTGCTTGGATATTATGGACGATTTTCGGTGGCGCGATTTTTGATAAAATTGGAAAGGCCATGAGTGATAGTTAAAAACCCCGCCCTGCTAAAAGCCTACCGAGCTAAACCGTGTGAAATATGCGGCTCAACTACTGCTGTGTCTGGGCACCACATAATTACTAAAGGTTCTAACGGTGGTCATTTAGATATTGAAGAAAACTTAATAGCATTATGCTTCCATCATCATAGGGCCATACACGACATTGATACGGTGGTTTTTTGTGAGTTGTTTCCTGTTGTGAATGGTATATTTATTAATAAAGGTTTTTTCCAGTGTGAGTTAACTGGGAAATGGAAGAAGGCAAAAGAATGACCCCGTATGCAGAAGACCTGAAATATTTAAAAGAGTTAATAGAGTCGCAGAAAGGAGACACCTTCCACGTTGATAAGAAAATTCTTGGAAGCTTTGTCCAACACGCCATAAGAAATTCCACCCACCAAGACAGCCTTGTTCGCCAGATAGAGGGCATGGGCCAGACAATTGAAGATTATAGGAAACTTATTGTAACCGCTTTGACAAGGAGTGAAAAATGCGAGCACTTTTAATACTAATTACATTTATTTGCATAGCTTTTAATGCATTTAGTGCAGATAAAAGCTTCGATGTCTTGAGACCCGTTGATGAGCCGATATCTAAAGCTCTGGCCTGGGATGATCATGAGCTGCCAGCTAAACTATCGGACTATGGATTATATGCATCTATTGCTATGCCATATGTTTATGTGGTTACTGAGAAAGAAGATAGGCTTAAAAGGTTTGGATCTATAGCGGCGACTCAATTTACGGCCATGCTTCTTTCAGACGTCGTAAAAATGAGATCCAAGAGAGTCAGGCCTAACGGGCAGGACGACCGGAGCTTCTTTAGTGGCCATTCGTCGATGTCTTTTGCCAGTTCGGGGCTTGTGTGTTTAATGGGGAACAAGTATCACTGCTATGGGTCGGTGGCGCTAGCAGGGGTTACGGCATATCTCAGGGTGGCAGCAAAGAAGCACTACGCTAGTGATATTTTAGTGGGGGCTGGGTTGGGTTATCTCAACGGGAGATACTACCCGAAGCTATTTATGAGGTTTTAATGAAAAAATTAAGGGTATATTTGCCTAACACTGAAAGCAAGCAATGGGTCTACACTAAGGTTGACGACAGTTGGCACGAAATGCTGAAACACCATGGAAAATATGGACGGTTGAACTTCCCAAGGTCGGATTATGAATAACCTCGACCCTCAACTAGAAAGCTGGAAGGTTGAAAAGTCCCTCCAAGACCAAAACGAAGCTCTGAAGTTGGAAAACCTAGGGCTTAAATCTTACATTGTTACTTGTAATGATATGATAACTAACGATATTGGCGGGAAGGTTTTTAAGTTTGTGGCTTTTGTTTGTTGTGCGAGTTTGGTGCTTAATATTTATTTAATGGGGAAGTAGTGAAGTGGTTTACGAGTGATTTACATTTCGGTCACAAGAACATTTTGGAGTATTGCGATAGGCCATGTGAAGACTTGTACCAAATGCAGGAAATGCTCATATCAAATTGGAACTCAGTCGTTAAGCCAATCGATGATGTGTTCCATTTGGGAGACTTTTCATTCCTAAGACCCGCTGAAACCAGGGCCATATCAGCAAGCCTGAATGGCAACAAGCATGCTATATGGGGCAATCACGATTCAAGAAACAACCTTGTGTCGTGCGGTTTTACCTCTGTCTACCACTCGGCAAAACTCAAGCTGGCCAAAGATGTTTATGTCCATTTAAATCACTTCCCTTATTATGGCGATCACGAAGGCCTAGAGGATCGCTATGTTGAGCTTAGACCTAAAAGAACCGACACCAATTGGCTTCTCCATGGTCACGTGCACGACTGCTGGCAGGTAAAAGCCGAAGAAAAAATGATTAATGTTGGTTGTGATGTGTGGGGCTTTAAGCCTGTTTCTGCAGATAAAATTTTGGACATAATAAGAAAGTCGCGTTAGCGGCACTCGTCCTGACCCCAACGTCTCAACTCTTTTCCTGTAGGAGTGATATCTAGTGCCCATTCGTCTGCAGAGAATCCTAGAATATCGTCGCAGAATCTTTTTTCGCATTTATAAAGCTCTTCTAGAGGTCCAGGGTTGTTCAAGTCATATGCCTGGCAGTAGCATTGATCAAACTTGAAGGACCACACCCGCCTTGTTACTTCTCTAAATTCTGGAACCTGGCACCCGGCGAGGCTAAAGGCGACCAATGTGCTTGCGATAACCTTCTTCATTGCCTTCCTCCTTAGCCTCCATGACTCTTTTTAATAGTATTTTACCACGCGTTTTGTCATAAACAAGTAGGCCCTTTCTTATGGCCGTGTTAATGATTGGTTCTGCTATCATTTTAAAGGCTTTTTCTAATATAAAAGAAATAACCCAGGCCCTGAAGCCAGTGGTCTTGCCTAAAATCTTAAGCAAGGCAGTTTGCACCACCTTGTTTTTAAGAAGTTTTATAAATGATTCTTTTAATGCTGCCCAATTCACAGTGCTTTTAACGCGCTTTTAACCATTGCTAGGACCGCATCGTCTAGCTCTCCTGGAATCAAAGCCGCTAATTTATCCAGGAAGTAGTCGGGTTCAAGGTCAACATAAAGGCCGGTATCAAGTCCTTTTCCATCGTAAGCAAATACTAGCCGCAGTTTGCCATCTTTCATGTCGACTTCGAAATCAACTTCTTTTGATACTGCGAATTCCACCATCTTCTTTTCTTCTGTCATTTCCTATTCCTTGGTTAGATATTTTTCTTTCCACTTGTCCACATCAAATACAGGGCAAGCTTTTGAATGATTGAAATGATTATGACCGTATACGTCATCTTGAGTCAAGTCGAAGATGTCTAAAAAGGTTTGCACAAGCTTTGCTAGAGCTTCCATTTGCTTCTGTGAGAACACTTTGAGCCCCAACACGCAAATTCCTATGGACGAAAAGTTATGGCCCTTACAGTGAGCGCCAGGCTTTTTTATTGGGCGTAGTATTTTAATTTCACCTTGATAATCAATACCGAAATGGTAACCAATAGAATTCCATCCCCTATGATCCACATGGTCAGTTTCCATAAGCTTGAAATCGTAGAAATATTTATCACTAGCACTACAATGTAATATAATTTTATCTATCGTTCTCACGTTTATATAACTTCCATACAATTTGTCTAATTTCTCTTATATCATTTCGCATTTCAGATTGGTCTATTTGTATTTGGACTGCTGTTTCTTTGGTTTGGAAATTAGCATGGGCGTATGCAATAAGGGCGGCGGCTGAGGTGGCAATAAAAATGACGTATTGTATTTCTCTTTTCATAATCCCTTGGAGGCCTTAAGGACTAAATAATCTTTTATGGCCGTGTCTCTCTTGATATCTAATTCAACTAAAACTTCCTTATAATAATCTCTTATTTTATCCGCAGTGTCTAAAGCATCGCCCTGCGTGAATGTTCCAATTGATTTAAGGGCAGTTAAGTTTTGGTTAATATATTTCTCTGGGGCAGTCATCTTGAGGTGATAAGACGCTGTAAATGCTAACAGGGATTCAAGTCTGGTTGTTCCAAAAACAGCTGCAGCATCTGAAATTATAGTTGTGTCCATAGTTGAGTGTTGTGCTTTAACCGCCTTTTTGTCTAGGTCTTCTACGACGGTCACGACATCAGCCTCGCCGGAATCATCAACATCTATCTTAACTTCACCCCTCGGTGAATCGGGTCCGTTAACTAGAATGTAATCTTGGTATGGATGATAGGCCGCATTTGTAGCACCTTTAATTTCTCTGCTAATAACAAGGCCATCTTCGTCTTTGGTTTCTTTTATAATCCACTTCATTTATAACTCCGGAACCCATCTACTTGAGGTTATTTTGACATCTATATCACCAGTACTGATTTGAACATTCTTTAGATCTTGCGGAAAGCTCCATGTTTGCGAGATAACAGATCTCCCTGTTATATCAATTGAACTTGTCGAATATGTGCCTGCGTTCCCGTCACTGTGAATCGGATAATATAAATCGTCGTTATTAACAACTCCCGAGAATGTGATTGTTTTTGTTTCAAGCTTGTAGCCAGAGGCATTTCTTTCGAACCACTTATTAGGTTCTAATGGTAATGGCTCGTAAGCAAGCGAACCACTTCTGAAAGAACTTGTAGAGCCTTGAGTGAATTTAATAGTGTGAAACCCGGGGAAGCTTACATCTGTCACGTTAGCGTCAACGACTGTGGCCCTAGCTTTTTTAACATCAAAGCTTGTATCAGATACAATGGTAGTGATGATAACTTCTTCCGTGTTTGTACCGTCGTCCAGTATGGCCCTTTGACCCTCAACAAGCCCCCTTGTATCAGCAATGGTGAATGTGTCAGACGCTGAAAATGAGCAGGCAAGCTTAAACCTTTTTTGCCACAATCTCGCGTTAGCTTCAATTGCAGTTGGCACCCCGCCGGCCTTAACACACACTCTTTGCGAATAAGCCGTATAAGATCTGGTATCCAAGGTCGCTGTCACTGCTGTTTCGTGGCTGGTGAAACAAGCATCTTCTATACATGCTGACCTCATGAAGCCCATAAATTTAAGTGACGATGCTGTCGTTCTGAGGCTTACAGTGCTGGCAAAATGCCAAGGATGCTTACCAAAATTAGAAGTGGACTCGGTGAAGTTTTCGAAAGCCGCTGAAACATCTATGCCAATATCCACCGGCATAACATCGCCTTCGCGATAACCTGATTCCTCAAGATATGAAGGAACCCTGTCAGCTGAATGCCTGTTAGGGGTAATTCTTTTTGTGTATAAAGGGTAACCCACACCCTGGCCGTTGTTGGCAACATCTGCGTTTATGTTTTTGTTTTCTTCTTCTTGGACATCATCAATCGTTATAATACTGGTGTGCCCGAAAGTGTTGGCCGTAGCTTCATTATTTTTGAATCGGGCCTTATAAGTTCCCGCTGGAAGCCCAGTAAAAAAGAATATGTCGTAATTAGAATACCCAGGATTTTGAAAGGCTATTATATTTTGAACAAGATCAGTGCCTTCAACGATGGCGGCTGTGGAAAGGTACAAAGAAAGGTATTCAGACCTGTTTGTAAACCTGGACATTTTAAGCCCTATACCCCCACCGTCACCGGCCAAAGTAAAATCAACTTCTACATAAGCCCCTGTGGTTGTACTTGTTCTTGCATAGTTGTTGAATGCGTCACCATCCAGGCCACCAGCCCAGGTTCCACTTTCTGTAATACTATTTATATTGTCACCAGAACCCGGGACATAAAGCGTTCCCGTGTTATGCGCATGTTCTGAAGCCCATAAACTTATTGGTGCTATGTCGATGGTTTTAATTATAGATTCTGTTAGTGTCAGTGACTCCCAGTTGGGCTTAGTAAAATATTGTCTGGCCCCTAAGAATACAAACCCTTGGTTGTTATTTGTTAGCTCAAAAGAAACCCTGTTTTCAGCTTGGACCCATATAGACCTAGTACCTCTAGGGAAAGATATGAAGCAAGACATTATTTTGCCTCTGACACTGGAAGTCGTGGGGGCCGTGCTTGCAGTTGCCTCAAGGTTCAGCGGGTAAACAGGCTGTTGGTTGTCCACGGTCACGCTTATAGCGCCTGCTTCGAATGACTGAACAAAGTGCAGTGCAATTCCAGAACAATCATGGTCTGGGTAAATGGCTATTGCACCTTGGGTTGTTGAGTTAATATAAGCAGTCTTTGGTCCGAAACCTAACATCTCAGTCACAGCGTCAGCTTCTATGGCCGCGCTAGTTGAGGTATATGGGTACTTAATCCGAGGGTCATTTGCTTCCATTAAAAACTTATCAGCCTCGAAAACTCTTTGGCACAAATGTTGTTTGGTAGTTGTGCCAACATACGAAAGGCTCGCACTCAGGTCAGCATCACCATAGCCAAGATCACCGTGAATCGAATTGGCCTGGTTAGCACCAGATGAAAACAAGAGCTCAAAGGAATCAACCTCTGGACCATGCGCCATCACCATCCATCTTTGTGTTGTTTCGTCATACTTAGCTTTGTATCCGCCATTGTTAATTGCATGGGCCGTATTTAACGCCTCTTCTATTGCTGCTCCCAAAGGAAGTACGTCTGCAGAGTATAGACCATTTGTGATAGTGGCAGCGAAAGTGGACTGTGCCCCGCCGTTTTCCCCTACCTTGAAATCGATTTTATTATTAGAAGCACTAACAACAATTGTACCAGCACCGATGTGATTTATATTAAGCTCCATTTGCGAATCACCAGGAGTCACGCTGTCTAGTGATCCCATTGGAGTGAAGTCTGCGGTTGGTTGGGTCTGCCAAATAATTCCATCTAGTGAATGGGATTGTATAGAACTGTCTGTTTTAGATGTGTAAGAAAAGATATGCTTAGCCCCATAAGGCGTAGTCATTTCACAAAGGCCTGATGCTGGAAAGTTCCAGTTGTTTTTAACGTCCAGACTTGTTACTGCAGATGAAAATGAAATGGCCTCTTCTGGTTTAGTTTGAGTCATTGCAGGTGATAGACCATCAACAGCGGTAAGCGTTCCACCAGTGTTCATTTTGATTGCACCAGTATGGCCCCAAGAAAAACTTTTAGCAGGAGGGGAGAAACTTAGATCTGACTCACTGAATGATGCTGTTGTACCCCTCGCAGAACCCAGCCCTGCGGATATTTTAACAGCGTGGTCTATAGTGGGTGAGTCGGCCCTGTAACCAAATTCCACGCCTTCAAGCTTGAATACCTTCGAGGCAGAGTCAGTGTTTTTTATAGTTATGATATGCCTGTGTCCATCCAGCCCGAAATAATGCTCCTTATAGCCAGCAATTGATATAGTGCTGTTAGAATTAAAAGTGTTTGTTTGAGCAACATCATCTTCGTCAACTATGCCAGTGTAGGTGACTATTGCAGTACCATCTATCTTCACGTCTACAGCATCGCAAGTCGTTGACGTGCCTTCGTAGATCAGTGAGAAATAATTTTCTCCCTCTTCTACAAAAAAAGACAATGAAGAATCCTTTGCCAGTTCTATGACTTGATCAAGGTATGCCTTACCAGTTGTTGATATTGCATAAACCCAAGTGGGGTCATTGCTTTCGTAGTGAACAAGCCTTCTTCTTATGTCGTGTGAACCAAATTCTGCGCCTTCTTTTAACGCTGAATTCGCAAGGTTTGATTGTGTTACGTGGAATCTTTTCTTGGTAAAAACGGCTTCATTCGTTTCACCGCCTGCAAGTATTTCACCCCTTGCACCCGCGTCACCCACGCTTCCACCACCACCACCGCCGCTGACAGAATCGAGGTATTCAATGTTTTGTCTAACTTTTTCGTCAAACAATTCTTGATCTATGGGTTCTTTTGCTAAAGTTTCACTGCCCGTAAAGGGATATGGAAGCGTCATATATACCTCTAAAAAGTAATTTGATATGTCTTGGAGCCGTCGATGGTAAAAGTACCGGCGTTAGGCCCAACATAGGCATATCTAGCTCGTTGTAAATCACTGCTATCATCATATGTTGCAAATTTAATCTTGTAACCTGTGCTTAAAGTTGTGGCCCATGCAGTTCCGAAAGTTAATTGATTACCGCTAATGGCAATTATCTCGTTAATTGGGTCTGCAAAGTATGTTTGAGCCGTGTAATCCCACAGTCTAACCTTGTAACCAACCTCATAACACGCACCGTCAGGCACGGTTATAATTGACTGACTTACTATTGTTGAAATATTTGGTGAAGGGGCGATAAGGCCTAATCGTATTCCGTGGTAGGAAGTGAATTCTAATTTATATCTTACAAGCCCAGTATTAAAGTCTATGGCCCTAGACATAATCTCCATTTGATCACTCATGCCAAGTGATGCACCTTGTTGTGGTAAATATCTATGAGTGACTAGAACATCGTCACCCACATTGTGGTCAGACTGCTTAAAATGAGCTGTAGCCTGCACTGTTGCCCGTGGTGTTGCCAAACGTGCCAATAATCTTGCAGCTCTGCTAGAGACGATTGCAGAGCCTCCTATGTCAGCTTGGACCCCTTTAAAATTAAAAGTCAGTGCCTTGGATTCACCGTAGTCAGTTATCGAGTCATCATCTTGAGACTCAGATACTCGGGTATATTTCTTAAGACCTTCAGACCATGCCCAGTTAACCTTTATTTTGTTAACAACCCTGTTAGAATCAAGCTTCCATGTGGGGTTTCCCACGATATCGTCTTCATTTAAATTTGGGACACTCGCTCCAAAATCGACTTGGTCTAATAGCGATAGGGAAATTAAAGAATCCTTAACAATTATTCTTGTATTTGTAGCGGCCATGATTTCTTTTTCAAGATACTTCAGCGTGTCGTCTATATCGTAAAGCCATAATCTAAATGAATCAGTTGAAAAGTTAACATCTCTTATGGATTCAATGCCTGGAACATCCACCAACGCAGCATCAATCCCGAGGCCACCATGTTCTAAAACATCATAAGTAGCATGGTTAGTGCCACTCCCATCTGTAGAGAGTAATATTTGAAGCAATATAGTTAGTGGATTATCTTCGACCTCTGTTACAAGAAAAACCTCGTCGTCGTCACTATGTGCATCTGCGGTTGAAGAAAGATCTGCCCTTGTAGCGCCTGTTAAATCTTCCAGTGATTTCCCTGTCCACTTCAAAAACTCGTCATTTATTTTTAACAAGACAGTGTTATTGCCAACTGTGGAAGAAGAGGGGAAATCAGTCGCATCTGTCAAGGATACCGTAGTATCTACGGCTGAGATCCCCCCGTCTAAAGTGGACCTAACCTGAAAAGAAGGGGCGGTAACAAGGGTAGTAATATCTTTTGCAGAAATGGCGTATTGGTTGGCCACTTTTCTTATTGATTTAATTCTTGTATCGGCTAGTTTTTTATAGTCAGCAAATGCAAAGCCTGCTGTTGTGATGAATCCCACATACACAATACATGTTTCATTCATCCAGTTGGTAATATCTGTCATTACCTGGGAAGAGATCACAGCGTCTTTATCTAGCAGTGAAAATGAAACACTTGGGAGGGTTGTTTTTACGTTTCTAATATCTACAGTGTCAGGGTTTAATCTTACATTCATCACAGTGCCAAGTTTATCGGCGTCGATAGTAAGACCCGAGTCTACTTGATATTGAGAATAATATTCTGCGCCTATCTTGATAACGATATTTAATTGAAACTCTTTATTTAAAAGCTCTGTTTCGTACGTCAAATAGTCCTCTCAATATCTAGCACTAAGTCATATATGAAGCCTGTAGTTTCTTTTACAAGCCTTCTTGGGTTGAATTTCTTATCTCTTAGAGTAACCGTTATAAAAGTGACCTCATCTTCCGACTCATAGTAATCAAAAGACCCGCCTTTCAGTGCATGATCTTCATACAGCTTTCTAAGTGCAGTTATTTCTGTCTCAGTTAGAAATGTAAGTTGTATCTTATTTCTTTCTTCAGTGTAATTATATTGAAATTGCTTCGTTCCGTTATTTGACTTGGATAATTTCCCTACGCCTAGTTTGTCTTCTGGGAAGAAGTCACCCTCTGGTGGGAGTGTTAGGGTTATTGTAGTAGAACCGTCTACTGGATGTGTGTATATGAGCTTGGGCACGTAATTCAAGAAACACCTCCAAATAATTCATCTCTTCTTTTTATCGCGTCCTCTAATTTTTTAAATCTCCCAAAGAACTTAAGCACGCCGTCGATTCTTTTCTGGACCATAAACTTGTTACGCTGAGGGTTAATATACTTTTCTTTTACTTTCCCATAGGGGCGCCTATTTAATGCTTGCTCCCTTCTCGTGGCCCATTTGCAGTTCTCTTTGGAATAGCCTTTATCATTGTTGACCCGCTCAAGCGAGTAATCCCCCTCTGGTCGAAACCCCATGTCGTGGAGGAAGATCTCGAAGATCAGCCAGTCTTCGCATATATCTATTCCCCTGCCCCCGTACCTGTAGTATTCAGGTCGCTTTTCGTCCAGGCATCTTCTTTTCATGTCATACCATATCCAATACTCATTTAGCTCACTTATCCCGCCCTTGTATGCACCTCTGCTGCCGCTCATATTAAGTCCTTAGCTCCGCGTTACCGAAGTCTATTCTGTCATTTATTGCTGAGATCATGCCGTCAACTGTGGTCTCTGGTATATCACCTGTTAGAGATTCAATGTTCACGGTTATATTAGAACCACTAGATACTTCACCCCTGTTAAGAGAGTTAAATAAGTTAGTTTGTTGTCTTCTGTTTAACACAGCTTCACCGCCTGCAACAGATATCTGCCTATTGTCAGCGTTTGATATTGGTCCACCAACTATACCACCGTCCTGAAATCCACCAGAGCTAGGGGGTTTTTGTGATGCAATCTTTTGAACATTTATAGCGGCTGCGATGCCTGTAGCTGCTGCCACGGCAAAGGAAAACGGCGGAGGCACGCTTGACAGAGCGGTCTGCACTGCTAAAGCTCCCTTCACCACGGCCTGTGCGATTGCCGCTGCCTTACCAAGAGCGAATAAAGTTTTGTTAGAGCTCTGAGTGAGTGTTGAAATGTTTCCCAATGTCGTTTGCAAATTAGCAAGACGTTGCTTATTAGTTAGCTCTCTGAATTTCTGTATTCTAAATATTGAATTCTTTTCTGACTTCTCTTGAGCAGCTTGTCTTTTCTTTCTAGCTTGGGTGAACTTCTTTTCTCTTTTAAGCCTTATCTGCTCAGCCTGCATTCTAATGGTTTCTTGCCTGCCAAGATTATCAGAGATTCTTTGAAGCTCAGTGCTTGCCTCAACTTCTTTTTCAGCTTGGGCAAGATCTTTCCTCTCCTGCTCGGCAAGTTTCGCGTCTTCTAGCTGGAGTCTTTCTATTTCTTGTCTTTCTAGCTCTATTGCTGTCAACTGCTCATTCTTTGCGGTTGTCCCTGCCACTGCTATTTGGGTTCTTTGTGCATAGAACTCGATATCTCTTTCTAATATTGTCTGCGTTGTCGTTTGATTTTGTTCTACTTCTTTTTGCCTGCTCTCCTGTAGTTTAGTTTGGAATTGGTCTATCGTCTCCTCTAGTTTGTTTTGTGCGCTAATCCTCTCTGCAACATCTAGCTGTGTCTGCTTTCTTGCCTCTTTAAGGGAGGCTATTTCTCGCTCATTAGCGGCAACAGCATCATCTGCGCTTTTTATAATCTCTTCCCGCCCGCCAGTGAACCTGAGTATAGCTGCAAGGGCTTCGTTGTAAGATATAGCCATCTCTTTTACTGAGATAGAAACACCGTCAATAACAAACCCCATAGCATCTAAAGTGTTCGAAACACTCGATAGAGAGCTTGTAAAAAAAGCAAAGGTTTTAACCGCTATGTCTACAGCGTCAGCAACAAGGAGTAAGCCATTGCCCCCGACAAACTCCCTGATGGCCTTAAGCCCAAAAGCTATTGGCTGTTCAAAGTTAACAAAGAATGCCTGAGGCAAGTTAGCTAATTCTTGTTGAAGCCGTTCCAGTTGGAACGCTGCTGATTGGGATATGACTTTGAATGCATCTGCTGTAGCATTGGAATTAACATCTAATGTTTTCGCCGTCTCTCCAAGTATCCTTTCAAAGTCCTCGAAGTCTCCTGCTACAACTTTTAATATTGGGCCAAGAGCTCTTACGTTAGGGAACAGCTTTGCAAGTTTTTCAGTACTGCCACCTGTCGCTTCGGCCACGCTTTTGAGAAATCCTGCAAACCCTTTTGACTCGATAGCAGCGATACTGAAATCAAGACCCATTCGTTTTGCAGCATCCGCAGTCTCCTTGGCAGGCTTAATGACAGTTGTAAGAATTGCCTTTAATCCTGTTACTGCGATGTCTGTAGAGATACCACCCTTGGTAATCGCGGCCAGTGTCCCGGCCAATTCGTCAAACCTTACATTGGCAGCTGCTGCGATTGGGGCGACCACGCCTATAGTGTTTGCGAGTTGCCCAAAGGTTGTTTGGCCCTCCCTTACGGCAACAAAAAGAGCATCACTAGACTGTTTAGCTGTGAGCCCAGATTGCGAGTAAGCATTCATTGTAGACACTAATGCCTTAGCAGAGGTGTCTATATCAACAAGGCCAGCAGTAGCAGCAAGGTTGGCAGCTTTTAATACTTCTAATTGGGCCGCTGTAGTTTTAATACCCGCTGAAACAATCGCATAAAATGCTTTCGCTTGGGTCTGTGCATCACCACTGAAAGCAGAAGAGAAATCTATAAATGCTTGCGTAGACTTTGCTGTAAGTTTTTCATTTTTGGGAAGGATCGAATTAACTTCAGCTATTGCTTTGGAAAATTCTAACGCTTCTTTTGAGGCGCTTATAAACCCTCTAGTTAATAGTTGGAGCCCCTTGAATGCAACAGCAGCCCCAAAGACACCAGCAAGAGTGGCACCTAGTTTTTTAGCTGAAGAGCGGGTGCTATCAAGCCCCTTCTTCATTTTCTTAGTGCTCTTGGTCGCCTGTTTGTCGGTCTTGTCGAAGCCCTTCTCTAGCGCGCCAATGCCTATTCTAAGTGCCCTTAACGCTTTTTCTGCCTGCTTGGCGTCTAGCGTGAGGGTAGTCTTGACAGTATCTCCCATCATCTTTCCTTGATTTCATTATTTTAATAGAGTTTACCTAGATTTACTATTATTACGACGCGCATCCATGGCGTCTTCTTTTTCTTGCTGCAACACCTTCTCATCTCTAATAGATTGTATTAACTCAAAAATTTCTATTATCTTTGCAGGCTGATCTGCCATAGGGCCATCAAAGGGCATCACGCCCTTCTCATACATCATAAACCAGTCAACCAAATACCTGACTTGGGTATCAGTGTAATTACCAGGGCACTTTTTAAACCTAACGTTTTCTAATTGATAATTTCTCTCGGTTTCACCGGAGCAGCTCTTTTTAGTAAACATATTCCGCAATGCCCGATCTTTCTTAGGCCCATCATAACGATCATATGTTTTCTTACAGTGATAGCAACTCCACTTACTATCAAATGATGCTTCAACAGAAGCCACTAAGCAGATATATTCTTGGTCGGTAACGCTATTATATTGCCTAATAGCTTCAGAATAAGGCCCCCATATTTCATGGTATGGGCCTATTACTTTACAGAGCTTTTTTCTCTTACTATCTCAACGCCTTCAAGATCTTCCTGGGTGTAGATATTGGTAATCTTCCCATTCTTTAAGGGCATGGCAAGGCCTGCAAGGGCATCTCTCATTAAAGCGGTTGGCTCAATAGAGAATAATTCACTTACACAATCATCGGTAAGAGAGTCACCTTCAAATCCAAACTCGTAATCTTTCCCGTCCTCATCTTTAAGACCCTCACAAGCTTTTAGCGTGTGCTTTATAAGATAAGCCTGGGACTCAATTAGGTTAACAACTGGATCTTTCCCTACTTGGTTTGTAAGTGAAGCAAGCTCTGCTCTTTGAATGTAAGATAATGGTTTGGCGTGGAATACTAATTCACCAATTTTAAATTTAACAAGCTTTTTTAAACTCGATACTACTATCATAATGTTTCCTTTGAACGAATGTCCTAATATCATACGACACTAGGACACTTCATTCAAAGGATATGATTAACAAAAACCTACAAAGATTTCTGTTAGATCTCCGGTTGTCCCAGTGTTAGCTTGGAACTCTGCAGGGCGGGTTAAAACTCCGTCTTTATCAGCTTTTGTAAGTGATGTGAAAATACACTGTGGAAGGTAAAATCCCACTACTGACCCAAGATCGAACTCACCAGTTGTTGTTGATTCGTTGCGAAAGATACAAACTAAGCTGAAGCTCGTATTGTCGTTAAAATCATTCCACAGATCTAGTGAATTATCATCCATATAAGGTGCTAAACTTCCATTTACAAGCCTTTCAGCAATCCTGGAGCTTAGTCTACCAGTACACGAAGTGACACTCGTTAGAAATGAAATAGTGTTTTCAACACTCAAAGAGAGCTCGTCCATTTCTAATGCCACACCATCTTTTGTCAGGGTAACACATAACGCCACTGGGGGGATCTCGTCATCAAATGCGGGGGTTTGACCTGTAGCAGAAGACCCTTCATTTACTTCATTATAGTCAGTACCTTCTTCAGCAAATGTTATTGTAGGTATTTGCCCAGTTGTAAGGTTTTCGAAACTTCCACTTGCTGGCCTTAAGCCAATGGCGCTTTCGTGGATCTCATCACCCCAGTAAACATGCTTTGTATAAGTCGGCTCGTCACCGGCCGCATAATAAGTTGTGGATTTAGCAATCTCCACAGCATCACTTGGGGCACCTGATCTAGCAGGCGTATAAGTAAATGTGTCATCTGTTTTTGATTCAACAAAGTGAGCGGTATGGTCGCCCGCTTCTAATATTACAACAAAGTCACCAACTACTAGCCCGTGAGCTACGGCGTTGATTAAAGATGTTGTGTGGGTTGTCCCGGTAGTAATCCTTGCTACTAATTGATTCTTACCACCAAGTAGCGCTTGCCATAAAACATCTGTTTCAGGCGCTTGACCTTCAACACCAGAGCCTTTCCATTCTACAGGAGTGCTGCCACTTACTGATTTAGTGGAAACTCTTGGTTGAACCTTACCTTTGCCTGAAGCGATAATTAATCTTTCTAGTAATTCTTTTGCAGGGGCAACTTCAATGCCTTCTAGCACTTGAATAAATTCAGCTCCTGCACTGATTGGATCTTCTGTTCCTTCGACGGCTTCTTCTACGATGCCTACCTTTGTTTCATTCTTGATTACACCTATGGCCATCATTAGCTCCTAGTTTAGTTGGTTTCTATATTTAATGGTGAAAATGGCCTGTAAAGATACAGCATTCTCAACCTCTAAATTAATCTCTTCTATAGATGATAGGACAATGTTTAAGACTTTGCCAGGAACCAGCTTGGTACATGAGACCTCTTTAACAATCTCGTCTAGGGCGTCTTCTAGCTCGTCTATAGCTATTTGTTGCTTACTGTCATCTGTTTTGTTGGTGAATTGGTTCGATAATATAACAGTGAAATCCCTATCAGCGGTATAATTTGTGAGAACACCGCTAACACCCTCAGCCGCTCCTGCAATAACTCCATACCTTTTTCCTGTGTTTTTACCGTGGTTCTTAAATAGGTCGAATTTATATTTGAGCTCTTCATATGTAGGTAGAGTTGTAGCTATACTTGATTCAAACGCTTCTCTAATATCTTTTACAATAGAACTCATACCCTAAGCACCTTTGAAATTGTTATCTGGCCACGTTCGTCACGGTCCAATGTCCCGTCATCGTCAGTATCAAGAGTAAGAAGGTAAACACCGAATGCCTCTTCAAAGTCCCTGTTATATCTGTCTGCCAATTGAAGCCACTTGTCCTCTATGTCATCTGAGCACGCAAAGAATATTTTTGAGAGGGCCAAAAACTTAGCTGCAATTCTCAATTGAGAAACATCTAATAAATCCCATATAGTGATATCTGCTAAATATTTAGAGTTTCCATCAAGCTTTGCATTGTCAGGTCTTGTTTTAACCTTGGTTCTGCCTTGGTTTCTTAATTTTTGGATAATGTCCCTGGTGACGGCTTGGTGGTATCTAATAAAAGTCGTGTCACCTGTTGGTATAAAATCATCAACAATATTGGGGTATTCTTCTTTTAAATCATTGTCGTTAGCAAAAACCATCTTAAGGCCAGCAAGGGCAGTGCCTGCAAGCATGGCAACATCGGAAGTTATCTCAATCCAATACTTCTCCTCACCATTGATAGTAGATTTTTCCCAGTCAGATATGGTTTTATCCTTATCCCATGAAATAAACCCACTTCTAGTGAATGCCTTTGTTTCATCCAAGATATCTGGCATGGCCGTGAAGGATGCCACATAATATTTAATAGATAATGTAGCAGCGTTAGTGTTAGCAGTGCTCATCTCTGCATATAGATTAAACACAGGCTTATCAAACCCGATAAGCAGTTGATCATCTACGGCGTCTAATGGAGACGAGAAAGTGTCTACTATGTAATTATCTGACTCTTGAGAGACATCTGTGTAAGTTGTCCCGTCGTAAAATAATACCGTTAATTTATCTTTCATATCTTTCCCTTGAATTCATATACATCTGAGAATAAGTCACATTCTATAAATGTTTTATCAGTGTAAAACTCAGCGCCAAGCGATTTAAATTTACACATCTTGTTACCCTTGACTCTTTCATATCCTACAGCGCCAAGCTCATAACAATAAAACATTCCGTTTTCGGGGGAAAGATCCATGTCATATCTTTGACCCTCTTGCTTATATAGCCAGTCTATCATTGCGTTAATGGAACTTGGGGAGAGTAAAGTGTCTCTGGTTATTCTAAACTTATCCTTCCTATACAAGAAGCCGTCCAGCCTAACAACTCTAACACCAGATCCCACTGCTTCAATAACTTTCCCGTTGCCCAAATAAATACCAAGGTGTTTATACTCTCCCGGGATGCCCAGATTAGTGGCTTCACCGATTTTGTATGTAAGGATAAAATCACCGCGCTTGATAACCTGCTCAGCTATGTCTAATTGTTCATCCCCTACTAATGGCTTCTTGAAAGATACATACCAAGACCCATAAGCGATTATGAATGGCCTGAAGAATCTTAGAAACCAGAGGTAAAACATTACTCGTCCTTTGATAAACAATACAGAGTAGCAACACCCCATTCGCCTGTGAGCTCACTATCATCTGCAACACTCATTCTTAATTCTGCTCCAAGTGTGCTTTGAAAAGGTTTTGTGGTGGTATAATGCCAAGGAAAAATTAAAATTTCTTGAGAAATATTATCACACGCGGGTATAGAACCTGTCCCAAGGTTGCCACTTGCTATCAGATCCTTAACATTTTTATAGGTGATTCTTTGGTATAGCATTTTATTAGGAAGGTCAACAGGGTTATAAACCCACACTTCAAAATATATTGGTGATGTTATTGAAAGGTCTTTTGTAAACTGTAGTTCTGCATGTTCTATAATCATTACCTTGCCAGCAGCCGGGGCAACACAGAACTCACTAGAACCAGCGTAGTAATAATCAGCAGTAACAGGCCCTGTTGGAGCAGAATCAAATGCAACTTTCCCGTTTGAATAATCCAAGGTTATACCGGATGTCTGTTCCACGCCATTGTCATAGATCTTAACATTATAAGTACCACCGGCATTGGCAATATCTTCGTCGTAAACCTTTCCGTTAATAAGGTCTATCCAGTATTTATTAACTGCCTTGTAAGTTGTTCCAGCATCCAATACCAGGGTCTCGCCTGTTACTTGGGTGGATTTTTGGTACCAAGTAGTTTTGTCACACCAATCATGGGTTACATTAATGAAAGATGAGCCCTCAAGAGGGGAAACTTGGACAAGTTGAGCGTTTTGGATGGGTGATCTTTGTGCAATTTTTTTATTAGCTCCAGCCCTATAATTGTCCTGCCAATCTTCAATGTCAGTAGAGTCAGTCGGGTCTAATCGCATTCGGCAATACATCATAAAGTTTTCATCTATGGCATATATGTGATCTCTATTTTGATATTCATAGTACTTGTAAAACGGATCAGCTGCGTCTATAAACGCTTTCATCTCGGGCCATTTTACTCTTATAAGATTCTCGCTCATGACTCATCCGTATAGTAAACATTTATCCAGTCAACTGTTCTGTTACCATTTGTTTCTTTTGCCTGTATTTTAAAATTAGTTCCATATGCAATAGGGCAGGGTGGTTCAAACAATAATCTGTCATTTGATCCTAACCTAAAAAACTGGTCCATGGAGCCATTAGATTTCCCGTTGGAATGGAACCTTGCGAATCCCTCTATTTCTTCCCTTAGCTTGTAGTCGAATATTTCGTTACCATCCACTTCAAGTCTAAGTGCAACTCTGTTTGAGTTAAATTCCATCGCGAATGAAAATAAATTACCATTCCCGGTGTTCTCAAATACGGTTGCATGCGAAGATGTAAGGGCGATATCAGAATTACTAAAATGTGTTTTTAATTTTGGACTTATAGTCGGGCATGCAGGCGATGTTGATGTATTAGAAATTATATTAACGTCAATGGAATTGCTTATGTCGTTTGCCTGGGACTTATAGTTTGTTTCCCAATCTGTCTGGTCTGCACTTGGGCTGACATCTTTGGCAATAGGGCAGATAACGTCAATCTGGCTATGCTTGAGGGTCACCTGGTAGAAATTCCCATCATCTGAGTATATGGCCCTACTAGGCATGCTTGCATGGATATCAAACAGTGATTTAAGCTCTTGCCATTTAACTCTTCTCATAATTCCCTCAGTTCTTGACTAATATTAAGTCGAACCCTGCAGATATGCCCTGCGACCCACTTTGGGCCTTACCCATCATTCTTATGTCTGATTTTTCTTCAATCTTTAAATATGGTTTAAATGGGAGTGATTCAGTTGCACTGTCAGACACTATGTATCTTTTAACTTGGAACACGCTGCCCTCGGGTCTCACATCAAGCCTGATAGCTGCCTCTACGTTCCGTTCCATTCCTATAAAGAAGCTAGTTAAATATGCCGTGTACCCGGACTTGACCGTATATACGGCCATAAGGGTCTGGTTGTTCTCTTCGCTTATTTGAGCTATTACGGTGCCTGTATGAGTGGCCGTAATATCGCCGTCGTTTTCTTCCTGAGACCCTGCTGTCAAAACCTTCATCCTGAATATTCTCAAATATGAATTAGAGCTTGTTACGTTTGAAGTGCCATTCATTGTTATGGTTTCAGAGATTGGATTGTATGACCCATCCAAGCCTTGTATCTCCACCGTTCTCGCACCAGAGCCTGCAGAAGTGTCGCTTGAGTCATCTGATTTAACCGTTACGGTGCTGGCAGATGTTTTCCATGTATAACTAGTGCTCACATCCCAGATCTCTTCAAAGTTGCTACCATTGACGTCAGGATTAAAACCAAACTTGTTAACTGACTCTGTGTCTGTAATTAATCCAGCGGGGACCGCCAGGTAAAAGTCCTGGCCGTTACTTCCGACCACGGTTGCATCAGAAATCACATGGACAGCATTTTCACCGGACCCCTTGGCCTCTACTTTCGCCTTGAGCCCTGTGTCTTCGTCTTGTATTGAGGTGGAGCCAGATGCTTTTTGAACCATTACTCGGCCCTCTCTGCTACGATTATATTGGAAGAACCATTGCTTATTATATAAACAGGTTGGTTGGGCCCACATGGTATAGATATAAATTCATTTCTACTTACTCTGAAGCCTTTATTGGCACCACTTGTCGTCACCGGGGTGTCGAAGCTCCAGAAGCAGGCGTCGCCGGTATCTATCTCCAGGAGTATTTCTACTCTGTTTTCAAGCCTGGAAGCTCCAACTTTTATCTCAATTTCTGTTGTAAGAGTGAATCTATTTTGCACCGCAGACCCATTGGGGCCAGCGGGAACATTAGAGGGCGTTAAATCACTTATCGTCATCACTGCCCCCCACTTCCTGGATTGGATTACCCATCACCTCAGGCATTAGGGCAGCTTCGATTTTAGGCTGAAATTCATCAAACCATTTAAAGAGTAGTGCGACCCTTATGACCGCACTACCTTTCATATCGTAACTTCCACTATTAATTACGCTTTTAAGTGACTTATAATTTTCCAAATCCTTTTGGTTTATCATTATGCCGCAAACTCCGAGATCCTAATATCGGCTGTTGATGATGCAGTAAGTGCATAAATGTCTGCACCAGCATCCCAAGCCATTTCGATTGATGATCCCTTAGGAAGTTTAAGCCCTGTTGAGGTAGTAACACCCACAACTTGGCCTAGGTAAATATCTTGAGTTCCAAGGTTTTGAATTATCATTCTTAATCTACTAGAAAGCGGCGTTGATGCAATTTGAGCAGCTGTAGTCGTAACTGATTCTGCAGTCGCCTTCCAAGAAGAATACCCGCCTTCAAATGATTGCACGTTAATACTTCCATCCGCATTCACTTCAAGAAAATCCGTTCCATCACCAACCTTAATGCTGTCACTGGCATGGGTGAGATCTCTAATGTCGAGGTCCGTTGCCGTAACCACGGAGTTGATTGACCCATCTGCATTAACTGCAAGAGTGTCTGTTCCGTCACTAATGGCAACATTGTCTTGTGAGGCATCCAGGTCTCTTATATCTAAATCAACAGCATCTACTGTAAGTGAGTTGCCACCGTCATTTATTGAAATATGTCCCGAAGCATCTATTAACAGATCATTTGATCCGTCCGAAACCTTAATCGAGTGTAAAGCTGCGTCGATTGAATCTAGTGTAATCATACATCCCTCCCTAGGTGTGTAATTCCAAAATCTCTACTGTATTACTTCCTTTATCTGACTGCACATAAAGCGTCTTGCTTGTTAATTGCAGCTGATCCAAGGTTAATACTGTGCTAGGTCTTATTGTAATATATTTTGTAGCACTTTCGGTAGCAGTAAATGCTAACTGTAATTGTGCTGTCTTATCTCTTGATCTTATAATTAATGATTTTGTATCGTCGGTTATTGTCTGTGAAACCTCTGTGGCAGCAGTCGGAACCGACTTATTAACAATATTTGGGGTCATATTCAGCTGGCTAAACGTGATAGGTACTGGCTCGCCAGCTTCATTTGCTATCCATACCCTGACAGCAGTTTCACCAGAAGGTCTTTCTATAAACCTGTCCTGCTCTCTGTCTTTATAATTAGAACGCCAAGGCATTATTTAACCCTCTTTATAGGTATGTATTTAGTGGCATCGGCATCAAACCAGCAGATAAATCTGCCATCTGACAGCTGTGCCCTGTCCCTATATTTAAACTCCCGATCATTTATCAGACTGTTAAGCAGTTGAAGCTTTGTAAGTTCCTCGGGGGATTTAGCAATAAGGGAAAAACTCGCATTAAAGATATTTTTCATAAAGAAAGAAGGGGCCGAAGCCCCTCTTTATTAAACGTTTACGCCTACGCTTGAAGCGGTTGTTCCGATGTAAAGTGCATCTTGATCCAAAATCCCGTAATCAAGGGTCATCTTGAATCCAAAATTTAAAAATCTATTAAGCTTATCAAAAGGCCCGCTGAGAACCATTTGTGGTAATTGGCTAACGGCCTTACCAAGTGCATTTTCGCCTAGGAAAATTGAATGGTAAGAGTCAACAGCAGCTGCACCAGCATCTGTGTTAATAGAAATAAGGTTGTCTTTGATGATTCTAAAACCATTAAGCATACCAATCTCATTTCTAAGAACTTCTTCAGGTCTTGCATACTTGTTAACATCAACCCATGATCCTGCACCAACAGAATCTCTTAGGTCATGGATAACATCGTCATGCATAACTGCTACAAACATTCCTTCACTCAAAGGAGCAACTGAACTTCTTGAAAGCTTGTTGTAAAGCCTATTAAGAAAAGTTGCAGTCATAACATCCCCTGCCACAAGAGCAGCTTCTGAAGCAACTGACCCAGGGAATAGTTCGTTTGCAGAACCCTCAGCAGCCAATACGGCAAGCTTATTCATGGTTTGGCCCATGTTTTTCCCAACTAGTCTAGCGGCGCTCAAATCGGCCACCCCCCCAGTTTGCAAATTAGCAAGCGAAGTTGTCGTAATCACGTTTCCATACTCGGCCGGAGTGAAAGTTACCTTTGAGTCAACCAGTGCTTCACTCGTAACATCCTCATCTTCTGTAAGAGGTGTTGTTGCAAGAGCTAGCCTTGAATACTTAGGTATTTGAATAGATTTAGCGCCGATATCTTTTTTGTAAGATACAAACTGATCCATAACACCTTCAGCACCAGCTGCGATAATAAATTGTTGGTCATACTCTAGTACAATCGAGTCATCGACTGCAGCAGT